GGATGTGAATTCTCTCGAATTCATTCTCTGGCAACGGGTCGCCCTCAAACTTACTTAAAACAATCTTTTCTTCAACTGAAGCCTGTGTGTTATCATCCATTTAAATCAATCCAAACCCATCCCTCTTGGGGACCGCTAGGTGGCGTATAGCCAACGTATAAATTCTGTACCCCCGGCAAGCCCTGTGGCACTTCTACCACGACTGAGGGGCCGGTAGTGTTTGTAACATCAATGGTTTCATTGATTGTGTTTGTCACATCAACAGGAACGCTATCACCAACGACAATCGTGGTGGTAACGTCATTGTCAATGACATCAACTATTACAGCCATACCGTGTATGAAGGATTGACCGTAATGGTCCCCTTCATGAACTTCCTTTGCAAGTTAGTTGCATCCCTTAGGAACATATCATATTGCATGACCAGAATCTTACCGGCTTGCATTACTGCAAATACCGCCCCGCCGGGTAGAGTAAGAGAGCGTGGGACAACAATTCTAATAGAACCATCTGCCCCAAGCGTTGCCTCGTTGTCGGCTGGACCAACAACATCGACACCTGATTCAGCAATGTCTGCGCTGTTGAAAGTAAAGATTCTGGCATTGGTTGTGGTATTCACAACATCCATTCTAAGTGAATAGGCAGATAGGTCCAGAGGGACCTCTGAGCCCTCTGGACCTTCTTTGTAAATCATAGACATGATAAGGTCTTCGCCTTGCTCCCATGTCCAATTGTACGTTCCAACACTCATGTTTTTATTGTAACATCAATGTTTTCCTGCCGCAAAATCAGGAATAGAATTCGCGCAATTCTGCCGGGAATGCCTGACGGAATCCACTTTCGGACTCCAAGATTGCCTGTGCATCATCTGCACTCATAATCGCGTAAGGCTTTTCCTGTGTGAATCTGTAATGACGGAACTCAAAGTATGGGTTCGCACGAGTCATCTTGATTAGGTACTTCTCCTGAGCAGCCAATACTGGCTTCTCCTCAACGGTAACAATTTCGTTCACTGTTTCTACTACCTCCTCGTCGTCCTCATCTTCATCTTCCAATTCCACCTTGCGGAATGTCCTGTCTGCTGGCTCGGGTAGGTCTTCGTGACCATCCAACTTGAATGCCTTAACATACATGTCCCATGTGACGCCTGCTTCTGATAGGTCGGCGCGTAGTTCTTCTACCCCGCCGTCGTCCTTGGTGCCAAAGTATGCGGCTGCCTCAATAAGTTGGGCCTTCTTCAAGTCTCTAAATGATGTTGGCTTCTTCGGAGCCACATCGGTGCTGGTTACAACATTCTCTGCTGTTGACATAATTCCTCCTTGTGTCATGTTTTAGTATAGCATAGTATACGTCTAAATGCAGACGGCCCCTCCGAAGAGGGGCCGTCATTTAAGTTGTACCAACCTTATCAGTCAGTGCGGTATGCAACATTCTTTACAAGAACCGCTGCATTAGGGTTCTCGATAGATGCTCCAACACGAGTGAACATGGTGTACTCAATTGTGTCCTTACGCGGAACAAACTGACGGTAAACCTGAATCTCTCGCTTTACACCCCAAATTAGGTTGTTAGGGTCAACTAGCCATACGTCGGAACCGGTCTGCTCTCCAGCCGTACCACTTGCGTCGTACTCTGGGAATAGCGGAACCTCCTGTGCGCGGATACCGTATGGAGCGGTTGGAGACCAACCTGCTGCACCCGGTACGACCTCGCCAGTGTTGACATCTGCTGGCTTCAATGCACCCTGCTCTTCTACAAACTGAGCAGAGTATACGTAGTCAGTCATTAGACCTGCACTGGTGAACCACTTAAGGTTACCACGGCGAGCCATGTACTTACGTGGCATTGCCTTTAGAGCGCGGTGGAATACACCACGGTCTAGAGTTGCTCCGTTAGCGTCAACAATGTTTGCTCCTGCGTATAGGCGCTTCCTCCAACCGTCAAATGACTTGTATAGGGCGTCGTCCGTTAGGTCAACGTCACCATTGATAGCCAAATCCTCAATGTCGTTAGCGGCCTGTGCAGACAGTAGTCGTGCAACGTGGTCCTCGAAAGCCGCACCCTCCAAGTTGTCCTCTAGTGACTCGGAACTTAGTTCCCAATCAAGACGCAACTTTTGGGTGGTTAGGCTAACCTTTGCAAACGCGACCTTGACGGCTAGTGCGTCGTCAACGGCCTCGGTTGCCAAACGGACAACACGCTCACCAACTGCCATACGGTCCAACTCCTGCTCGTTGGCGGTCATACGGACCTTGCGGACCTGAGAGCCAAGAGTAGTAGCATCCCACATATAGTCGATGAAACGGGTTGACTGTGCTGGTGCAAGCAACCCACCGCCTGATGGGGAGGTACCGATTGTGCTGGTCGAAATGACCTTTTCTAGCAATTCGTTACTCATTTAATTTTTCACCTCTCATTCATTGAAAATTTGGTACTGCATTTGACAGAATACATCAGAAGGTTCGCTTCATGATGCCGTGTACTGAGAAAGCGCTATTTGCCCACGGGTCTTCATCCTGTACTGTTTCCGCTGACTCTTCATCAGAGTCAATGGACTTCTTTAGAGCGCTGCTTGAATTCATCTTTTGTAGGCTCTTCTCAAAACCTGCAATCCTACTCTTGGCAACGCCCAAATTCTTGTCGAGTTCAGCCAACTTGTCGGCCAACTCGGAAGTCTTCTTGTCGAAATCATCTGTAACAGCCTTCACTGTCTTTTCAAGAGCCTCAATCTTCTCAGTTGTGTTCTTGTTGCTCTCAGACAAAATCTTTGAAATGTCGGTCTTCAAAGAGTCAATCTTCTTTGAGATTTCTTCACCTTCGTCGTTAACCTCGTTAACCTCTTCTGGTGCCTCTTCCTCATCGACTTCATTAACCTCTTCGTCTACCGGCTGGTCTGCTGGATTCGCTGGAGTTGGGACCTCTTGTGGGTCGCCCTCCTCGTGTCCAGTAGCGGTTGACTCGTCATCTTCCGGCCCAACTACTGACTTACTAATAAGTCCTGTAAACTTCATATTTCCCTTTGCCATTTCTTCACCCCCTTCACGGTTCGAATCGTGGCCTAGGTACTTAGTGATTAGTTGGTTTACCTTCTTGTCTCGGTCGCCTCCGTCCTCAATAAAACCAATGACGGTCATATTCTCAGAGCAGACCGGGCATGAATAAGACTCGTCAGGCTTTTCCTGACTAATCTTGTCGTCATCACAGAAGAAAACGTTTAGAATCCTCTGCTCCTCGACCATGCCTGAAATACTTGTGACAGAGCCGTCTGCGGACTTTTGAATATGGAATACATTGGCAAACTGATTGCCGGGGTTGTCAACCAAAGACAATTCCGTTAGGTCGTACTTGGTGACCTTTCGAATCTTTTCGCTGCCATCCTTTGTCCAATCCTCTTCGGAGTCAACAATGGCACCTCCAATTGAAAAACCACTAAGTGTTCCATCAAGAACCTTAAGCCATGTGTCCTGAGCACCCTCGGATACTCGGGCGGTAACAAAAATTCCCTTATATACTTGTCCGTCAGGTGCTCTGAACGTATCTTCCTTGAAGGAAACGACCTTACCTACCGCCGAATCCTTCTTGTGCATTTCACGAAGATTTCCGCGCGCACGGCGAAAAGCGTCTGCTGACGCTTCTGCCGTAACAACGTCTCCTTCGGTATCAACGTTGTCAAGAGTGGCCCATCCTGAGACGAGACGCTTTTGCTTGTTGACCTTAGAGAATTCAATGTCCATGCGGACAGTCTTATCATCTGTGGTCCAACGAGCCTTCCTGAACTGGTTCATAATAGAAGTTTACCACAGTTATTTTTTTAAAGCCAAATCAAATCGTTACTTTAGGTATAAATGCTTGTTTACCTTGATATTTACCCATATAACAGCGGCGTAGACAGCGAAGGTCATGGCGGTCAGCCCGCCCGTGTTGTGCCAGTCACCAGCAAAATACAATATAGATATCGATAGCCAATGTAAACATGCAACAAATGCACCCAAGTGAAGATTTTCATAACTAGGTTTTAATGCTCCTCTTGAAATTACCAATCCTGCAATTATTGCGACTCCGCCCCAAAACCACTCCCCGGCAATGTTTGCCATTGCACTGAAAAGCGGTGCGGTGTGAAACACAGAGAACCAAGGATTGATAATCCAAATGCCCCATAGAACCGTATAAACACCGAGAATGATTATAACCGATGGGTTAATCGGCTTTGTCAGTTGAACTGCAATCTTTTCTCGTCTAGTCATTACTCACTTCCTTATCCTTGTACTCTGCCGTCCCCCTTAGGCTGTCGAGCCTCTCCTGACGTATCTGGAGAATTAGC